GGGGCTTTTCCCCCATGGCTCTCATTTTAACGGCAAAGATAATCATGCCGATAGTTAAGCTCTCAGTGATCTTAGATGTGCATTTGGTATACTTAGTTTCGACTTTTATGCTTCTTGTACAATCTATTACACTGTTGGTTTTTCATGATTTCACCCTTTAAGTTGAAAAACTTATTTTGATTTTGATTTTCGAATTTAGAAGTAAGACCCCTTTGTTTGACTTAACTTTTGTTATTTTGACATTGGGCAATCCACTGACTTTTGAGAATCACCCCTTGTGGTTAGAAGACCACGTACGTAACTTTAGCATAGATCCTTGGATAGCTAGTTACGGCGACGAAGTCTACTTACACTTTAATTTACTAAGCAGAGAGAAAGTGCTGACAAATTGATTTAGTTCGATTTGTCGGAATTGCCGAGGTCCCTCACAGAAACCCGCCTCTTTAGTATTTTATTTGTTGTAGTAGCAGGCTTTGACGATGAACTGATATAAGTACAAACTGATCCTTTGGTCGGACCCCGTTCACAAGTCTTGGAACAACACATCGCGAGGTGTGCCTTGGCCGGTAATCATCGCTATGGTTACCCGTGGACAATTGGGCCCCCCGGCTGCGCTAGCAAGCAGGAGGAACATATCAGGAATTCAACGAAGTATCTTTTACCTGCGTTTTAATAAGAAATGCAGGAGTTGATAAATAGGGCTTAAACTGGAAGCGAGACTGCAGCGGCTAAAGCAGCAGTAAATGGTGCCAGTGTAGGTGTTTTCTCTTTTTAAATCTCATTATGGCTACAACTCAAGGATCTTCGACATGCGCTTCAAGCTTTTTCAGCGAATCTTCGTTTGAGACAGATGATTTTCACAGTACTGGTTCTCCAGTATTAGATACAGCACATGTTACCAAGAGTTATTGCCACAATTGCAATTTCACAGCAGAGCGAGTTCGAGAAGTTTCACATTTGACAGCAGCAGAGAAAGTCGACTTCATGTACAATTGGATAAGGCACGTTAATTCTTGCCACGGATTTGATGAAGATGAGGTTGATTGTTACAGCGAAGAAGAGTCGATTGAGTACGAGAGTGACGAAGAAGTCAACCGCCTAGGCGTTTGGCAAGATGATCTGTTTCAAGAAGAGCAAGAAAGTGAATACGACCATGAGCTTTATCCATCAGAGCCAGAAGAAAGTGAAGTAGGAGATGTGACCGAGGATTTCTACAGAATGACGACAGCAGAGCCAGAGTTTTTGATGGTTGATGGAGATCGACGAATCACAGTGAAGTTAGTAGGAGTGAAGTCCGAGCGGATTTATCCTTTGCCTTTATCAGCCGAGGATATTTTCGAGGTGTTTGATGAGTATCTGCAGACGAGTCCCTTTTTCACGCAGAAGTTGCAGACAGTGAGGAGCATTCTTGGCAACAGGAAGTTTGCTCGTAGAGTCACGCGTTACCTTAAACAGTCGCGCATGACAGAAGGCACAGCGAAGTTTTGGACAGATTGGACATTTGACACACGACGACATAGAGACGACTTCGTGAAGCACTTGGATAAGAAGATTGCCAAAGCAGAAATGGCAATGCAGCAGGATGAAGTTCAGGTTGAAGAGAACACCATGTTCAGCGATCAGCGAGAGACAGTTCAGGAAGATGGCTTCATTGCAAATCAGCAGCAAGTTTCAGGTCAGGAAGTTTCAATGCAAGAGCAGCAATGGCACGTTAGGAACATCATGCAGAAGCCAATGCTCGTGGGAGTGATCCCTTGGAGCACGAAAGACGAAGTAGAGAAGTTGTTGAAGGCATACCAAGTACCAGGAGACACCATAGTAGGACCCCATTACAACCAGATTGCGACATTTGCCTTTTGGCGCGGACATCCCACATTCAGAATTCAGTTAAACGGAACCAAATTTCATTGCGGCAGAGTAATCGTAGCTTTCATCCCATTTTACAGTAAGAAGAAGCACACAGACGTTCTTTGGAGCACGAACAACTTGACATCATTCCCTCACGTCATGTTGGACGCCTCCATTTCAAATTCAGGCATTTTAAATATTCCATTTGCTCATTATCAGACGTATTTCGGTTCAGTCATCCCCAGTGCATATTCATTCTTAGGACAGTTAGTAGTTTCAGTTTTCAATAGGTTATCCACTAGCACGACATCATCCCAAACATTAGACATTTCAGTGTGGGTATCATACGACAATTGTGAGTTACATCAGCCTTGCCACGCACACGTCCCCCAGTTTGCACAAGCAGAGTCAGGAGTAGAAGGAGCAGTGAAGAGTGTTCTCCCCATGATCACAGATCTCGTAGCTCCCGGAGCTAGTTCTGTGATAGGTTCAGTAGCAGGAGGAATCGCAAACTTGGATAAACCGACGGACCCCGTAGAGATCTCTCGATGGGTTCCCAACGCCGTTTCTTCATTGAATTTTGGCGATGGTTTAGACAAGAGTAACCGATTGAGTTTGCGACCAGGAACAGCGACAGTGACAGAAGTAGAGAACATCAGTACGACGAAAGACGACATGAACCTCTTGGAGTTAGCGAAGATTCCCACAGTCGTGAGCAGAGTAGTGTGGGGAACAGCAGATGCCCCTCAGGCATTGTTGCGGACTTTGAAGGTGAACCCGTGTTTGTGGACAGCGCATGGTAATGGAGAAGGAGCAGACCCCCCCGTGGACGTTTACACAGTGAACTTGTTGGCTTATCTGAGTAGGCCAATGAAGTATTGGAGAGGAAGCATCAAGTACCGCATCCAAATCATAGCATCAGCAATGCATTCAGGACGACTTCAAATTTCATTCACCCCCGGATACCTAGCATCAGATTTCAACAATTCAAATTACGCAAACACATTCATCGTAGACCTACAGGAGAAGTCAGAAGTGGAATTTGTTGTACCATACATGGCTACCCGGCCGTGGTTGAGGTGCGACAAGATTCAAGAGATAACAACCACCAACGCAGGAAGTGTAATTGGATCAACAGCAGTAGGTTTCATCAAAATTCACGTTTTGAACAGGTTGTGCTGCCCAGACACGGTAGCCCAGCACGTAGACATCAACATCTTCAATTCAGCAGGTGACGATTTCGAGTTAGCGTTTCCATCAGACTTAGCATTTTTCAGAGGAATTGGAAACCTGGTAGTGCAGAAGAACGAAGCAAAAGCAGAGTCAGGACAGGAATTCGTGAACACAAGAACAGACACACAAGCACCACAGACAATTACAGCAGGAAAAGGACTTCTTTCATCCTCAGTAGTGACAACACTATCCGAGAATGCCATGGACTTGAAAACAGTCCTACGGAGATATCAGGCAGTGTTTACCGACAGTGGAGTGAAGATAGGAACTGGAGTAAGGAAGTTTTTACACGCATTTCAAAACACACCAACACTTTCAGGAGTACACAAGAAGTATGGAGTCACAGCAGTACAGACACGCACACACTTGTGTCATTACAGTGAGCTCTTCACCTTTTGGCGAGGATCACTGCGATACAAGTATGTGTATCACACAAAGAACCCAATCACATTCACAGTTTTTCACATACCAGGAGTTTTTGGACCAGACAAGTTTGACCCACAAGTAGTTTCAGGAGACTTCAGCGATTTATTGGTAGCTTTAACAAGCACCGGAGCACAAATAGCAGTATCACAGATTCAGAACAGCATCGAATTCGAAATTCCATTCTACGCACCGTACCAGCAGTTGAAGACGATGGATGGTGGCATAATGAATGCCACTGCAGCGACAGGAACAGTTTTCATCATTGGAGAGACGACAGAGCAACCCGAACTACACTACACGCTTTTTCAAGCCGCCGGAGATGATTTTGGCTTGAATTACCTGAGAGGAGCCCCCCGAGTGCAGATTTTGAAAGGAAAAGAAATAGCGCGAGACATGAGTGACGCAGCGACATCTCTGTACGTTGGCATGAAACCCACATTTGCAGAGAAGAAGAGTGACAGTGAGAAAGAAGAAAGCGAAGAACGAGCACCAGCGAAGGCAGAGATGTTTTCAGGGTTTAGGAATCCCTTTACGCAGACGATGAACACAGCAGCAGCAGTTGAAAGGGCTTGTAACACCAGTACTAACCTACTGAACTCCCTTTCATCCCAACTAGGCTTAGCCGCCCGAGCGGGAACCAGCGACATCCTCGAAGGAGAAGAAGACGGAACCGACGACGACGACGACAACGGTGGAATCGTCCACCAGCTACTCAGTGCCCTGGGTAGCTTCGCAACAGAGCTCTTGAAGAATGCAGGAATGAAAATCAAGAACCTTGCAGTTACGATCGCGAACCTTGTTTCAGGGTTCAACTCGTTTTTGCAAGCCTCGAGTTTCGTGGTGAAAGTTTGTGCAATCGTTACGGTTGTATCAGAGCTCTTTGGATCAGTGATGACCACAGCAAAGGACAAGCTATTTTGGCTTGTGAGTAAGTTTTTAAATGGGCGTACGGAAGGAAATCAACGCCTCGTAGCGGAGAGTAGCGCAGCTATTTTCAGCTTCGCGCCTGTGGTCATGGCAACAGCAGCAGTAGGATTGTTGATGGGTGGTTTTGCTAAATTACCCAATGACAAAGAGACGAACGACGTGATGAAGTTGGTGACAGAGAGAATGCGCACATTCAATTTTGGGTGTGCGGCAATGAGTAACCTGAAGAGCTGTTACACGCAGATGAAGGAGCTTTTCGACTGGATTCAGGACACTTGCCTTAATTGGCTGGCGCCCCAATTCCTGGCTTCTATGAAGCTACAAAGGGAATTTCACGATGTGGAGACGTGGACGAAGTTCATTGACGAGACAATGGCGACGGATTATGTAGACCGGTCTAACTGGGATACAGAGTTCAGGAGTAGAATTGGAAGAGCATCGGAAGCAGCGGAGCGGTACAACCAGTACCTGATCACGGGAAGAATTGGTAAGGAAGCATCTATCATAAGAGAGTACGTGAGGAAATGTTATGAAATGCGAGACTTAGTCAACGAATCCCACAAGGCCTTACCGAGTAGAAAGGATCCATTTTGCGTTTGCATTGTGGGACCCCCAGGAGTTGGAAAATCAGGAAGTGTGTTGTATTTGGCAGATAAGGTGATGGACGATCAAAATTACCCGAAGCAGAAGAGAATTTGCCCCGTTAACCCCATAGCGAAGCAGTTTAGTGAAGGGTATGCAGGACACGCAGCAATCTACATGGACGACATTTCAGCATTCACCAGTGAAGAGCAGTATCATCATTTCTTTAACTTAAAAGCAAACACCAAGTATGCCTTGGACAAACCATTCGACAAGACAGATTACTTCAGATCAGACTTCATATTCATGACATCGAACATACCATACCCGACACCAAATTTCATTAACGACTTAGACGCTTTCAACAGAAGACGGGACGTGCTGATAGAGATGACTTTCAAGGACGAAGAGACAGAGCAAGCAGCGAAAGACGGAGTGCCAGGAACGTTGAAAAGGGATTACTCCCACGCGGTCTTTCGGTTTCTTAACCCGAGAGATGAGACAGCAGAGAAAGGACCCCCACTCACATGGGAGCAGATGGAAGAAGAGGTGAAGAACAGAGCCAGGTTGCACTACATAAATCAGGAGAAGCAGCTGCGTTACTTGCTTTCAGCGGCCGGTTACACAGCTCCTCCCCTGATTTCTGAATTGCCACCCGACGACATGAGCAAAGAGGACCAGTTGGCTTGGTTTCAGCGAGTCTTCCACCCTGTGGAGGAGCCAATTGTACCAGAAGCCGGAGACGACGGAAGTGGTTGGTGGATCAAACACCATTCTGAGGTGGAGTTTGATGAAGAGAAAGTTAGCCAGCATCCCTTGCTGAGTCTGTACAGACCAGAATTGTTTTCTTACCTTCAGTGGTCGGGAAGCGAATTTTGTCTGAGTGACAAAGGACTGGAGCAGCCGAACATCGCAGCGGAGTTTGCCACACTCAAGTGTGACTTCAATCGACACCATGGAAATGACTGGGAAAAAGCAAAGAAGGATATGCTGATTACGTTAGCATCTGTTTCTCAGTTCAAAGGAGTGAAAGGAGCACTTGACGCTACGAAGGTGAAGTTGGTTGAGTTGAAGGAAGGTTTGAAGACGTACTGGGAGAAAGCGAAGAAGTGGTTTGAAGAGAACTGCCCAGTACTTGGAGTCATGCGAACTTGGCCCGCAAAATTAGCCCTTGGTTTGGCTGGAGTTGCGGTCCTTGTAGGATTTGGACAAAGGATAGTACATCGGTGCCTGTGTGCCGTGGTGACTCATTTGGGTTACCGCTGTCCTAAGTGCGGAAAGTGGCCAGAGCTTGAGAAGTGCCGGTGGAAAGATTGGTTGATTCGAGAGTGGAAGGAGATCTACGGTGAGACTGTGGATTACGTGGCCGGAAGAGTGTTGACAGCAGAAGAGGAGCAGGGCATTGATGAGTTGAGAGGAAGAAGCTTTCAGGGCATTCGAGCCGGAACTGAAATGAAGTTGAACGCGGAAGTTGGACCCTACAGTGACATCACAGCAGGAGGAAAGCAGGTGAGGATTTTCGCTCACCATGGACCCTACAACAACGAGACACACGGAGGAGCTCGGCAACGAGTTTTTGCGGATTCCGGACAGAAAACTGACGACCTGATCACCAACAGAGTCATCCCTTGCCTTTACCGGCTGCGGGGTGTTCACGGAGGAGTACCAGCGGAAGTTAATGGGTTTGCCTTAGGTGGCCGACTCTTACTTATCCCTAGTCACTTCTATGATGTGATGGACGGAAAATTCGAGCTTTACTACGGTAAAGAGTGGATGGTGGTCTTGAAGGATGAGACGCGCGCGAGGCATATACCTAACAAGGACCTCGTGATTTTCACAATGCCTGTGTCATTCCATGAACACAAAAGTTGTGTAAAGCATCTCATTTCGGAGAAACAGTTGGGTCTGCTTTCAAAGACAGAGTGTTTGATGATGAAGCAGATGAACAAGGACTACGTGATGGCAGAGACAGTGACAGCAAGAACGTTCAAGGAGTTGCATTACGAATTGGATGGAGAAGTGCCCACGGAGTATTTCGTTGCAGGATTGTGGGAGTACAGGTCTGTAGCCTCCCCTGGAGCTTGCGGATCTGTACTCGTGACGATGGACGAGAAGGTTGAAGGACAAATTCTGGGATTCCACTGTGCTGGCAACGGTACTTATGGATACTCCCAGATCGTGACAAGAGAGATGATAGAGCCCTACGTGACGACGAAGTTAGGAACGCCGACCCCGGAGTGTACGAAGCAGTTTGGAAGGGTGATTCCGCATGGCCATTTTGGTCGTGTGGGCCAGTTGCCCAAAGGACAAGGAGTGCGACAATCGGACAAGACGGAGATTATCCCAACAGCTATTCAAGGTGCTGTTTCACCCCCCGTGACACAGCCTGCGATATTAAGCTCGAGAGACCCCAGATACAAAGGAAGTGATAACATTATGACAAAGGGTATCGCAAAGTACGGCAAGCCCGCCGTGCCTTTCGATCCCAGGCATATTGCTATGGTAGAGGAGTCTTTCAATGCTGAAATAGAGCAGTGGGAAGTGCCGCGGAAAGCCCAGGTGTTGAACATGCTTGAAACCCTGCAGGGAATTGAGCTGTTAGACGGTTTTGACCGTTTACCAATGAACACGAGCCCTGGGTGGCCCTACACACTAACCAGACCAAGAACCGAGTTGGGAAAAGCTTACTTGTTTGATGCAGAGAAGACGCGAATTGAGAACAAGGAGTTGGAGAAGAAGTGGAGTGCGCGATTGGCGATGGCGAAGCTTGGAGAAAGAGTTGAGTCGGTGTGGACGTGCTGTTTGAAGGACGAGAGAAGACCTTTAGCGAAGATTGAAGCTGGTAGTACAAGACTATTCGTGATTCCCCCTGTGGATTTCAGTTTACTGATGCGAATGTACACACTGGATTTTTCAGTGGCCTTTAAGGTAAACCGGCACACATCTTTTACGAAGGTAGGCATTGACACGCAGAGCCTAGAGTGGACGAAGCTGTACAATTACTTAGCTGAGTGTAGTGAGTACGTGGTTGCTGGAGATTTTGAAAGGTTTGACGGGGCTTTACCGCCTGAGATGACCCACCAATTTTTCAAGCACTGCAATTACTACTACAGGAGGCACGGGACGTGTACAGAGGAAGATGAGAGAGTACGAGGAGTCTTAGCCGATGAATCGGTTCACACCGTGATGTTAGCTAATGAGGATGTGTTTGTGACACATGTTGGCAACAAGTCAGGAAACCCGAACACTGTCAATATCAACAGCGTGGCTAACTACTACTACATGGCTATTTCCTATTTAGGATTAGCAGAGAGGTATAGCCCAGAAAACGCTACGATGGACAAGTTTAGGAAGAATGTGCGAATTGCCATCTACGGAGACGACAACGTATTGGCCATAAAGAGAGAAATCTTGGAGTGGTACAACCAGCTGACGATAGCGGACTTTCTGAAAGGATACGGAATTGTTTACACGAATGAGACGAAAACCGGATTGACGAAGTACAAGAAGTTAGACGAAGCGAGTTTCTTGAAGTGTTCTTTTGCTAACCATGAGAGTATTGCGAAGGTGAAGGTGCCCCTCATGACAGAGGCAACGATACTGGAATTACTCAATTGGACGCGGAAAGCACCCGACCAGGATGAACTGTTGGAGAGCAACATCAATGATGCGCTGCGATTTGCTTATTTCTACGGGAGTAAGTATTTCAATGCGTTGAGAGGAAAAGTGGTTGCGGCTTTGAAGGAGAGAAACAAAACCCTTGACGTGATGACCTATAGTGATTTTCACTACTGGTTCCTATTTGTATGCGGTAAGCTACCTCATGGTAAGTCTTCAGCAGAGATGAACCTCCTGGAAGTTGTTGCAGCTTCTGGAAACTCAGGCTTTGCCCGCTTCATGACGCGCTTCCTTCTGGGAGTGCCTTGTGGAATAGCATCATCGATGGGATGGTTTGTGAGGAGCAGTGATGTGAAGAGGACGGATGAACGGTTCGCAATAGCGATCCCCAGCGGAGAAGGTAAAACTTGGCTGTGTAAGAAATACCCGCACCTATTTGTCGATCATGATGATATCTTGCTCCCAGCTGCAAAGCGGAGCTTGAAGGAACATGGAATGAGTTGGACGCGTCTGTGGGATATGCTTGACTTGGAACTTCCCCTCCATGACAAGCGTATCCTTTTGGTGCATCACCCGGCGAACACTCGGAGACAAATGCTCGGATCTTACATGCTGCCCAAGCCTAGCCATATCCGTTTCAACGCATATCAACGTATGCGCTTGGGAGATACAGCGAAAGTGATGGAGAGAGATCAGCGAAACAAGGAAATTCTGACCCTAGCAAGACAAAAGGCCCCTTATCTTTTCAGAGACGGGAGACGAAATTAAAATCAAAATAAACACATAAGCTTAATACAAACATAACATAGTAAATTTAAAATTCCCTACGAGTTTTTACAAAGACTAGCCCTAAGCACGGTCTTTTTCTCGTATAGTATTATATTTAGTAGCAAA